TCTAATCACTAAGAGCCAGCTCGATCTAATGTCAAAACAATTAGAGGAAGCAACTGCGAAGCTACAAAAGCTGGAAGCTAAGAATAAGAAAATCGCAGAATAACTTAAAGCCCACTTCGGTGGGCTTTCTTTTAGAGTATAAATAAATGTATGGCTACTAATCTAAAGAAAACATCTGTCGCTGGTCGTGTCCCGAACACCTTCGTATTAAGTACCGATGGTGATATTGGGGTAAACACACACGATGGTAAAATGTATATTTCAAATTCAAGTAATGTGTTTGAAGTTGGCGCAAATATTAGTGGTAACAGTTATGTTGGTGGAAATTTAACTATTGATTCTGGTATATTAAGTTGGAATACGCTAGAAGATTGTTTAGATATTCAGCAAGAAGACGGTTCTACATTACAAACTGGTTTGGAATCTTATATCAAAGTTAGAAATTACACTGGCGGAGTATTAACTAATGGTACATTAGTCCAGTTCTCTGGTATAAATGGCAATGGTAATCCCACATGTGTTCCTTTACTCGCTAACTCTACATTTGATCCTTTGTACACAATCGGTGTTCTAACTAATGATATTCCAAACGGAGAAGTTGGGAGAGCAACTACTCTTGGAAAAGTAAGAGGGATAAACACAACTGGTGCTGCTGTCGGAGAAAGTTGGAGTGCGGGCGATTTGCTTTGGGCTTCCACTACAGCGGCTGGTGGTCTAACTAAAATAAAACCAACTGCGCCGAATCCAGCGATTTCTGTTGCTGCTGTAACTGTAGTCGGAACTACCACAGGCGAATTATTAGTTAGACCAACTATTTCTCCCAGACTATATTATGGTTCATTTTCAGACACCACGACACAATCTGCTGTACTTGCTAATACCGCATATCCAATTAAGTTTGATACTACGGATTCTGCTTCTGGCCATTCCGTAGCAAGTAGATATTCTGGAAGCAACAACGCAATAGTTGCATTAGCATCTGGTTTATACAACTATCAATTTTCGCTTCAGTTTAGTTCGACGACCAACCAAACTCGTGACATATGGATTTGGCCAAGAAAAAACAACGTTGATATTCCTAACTCTGCTACCAGAATTAGTATTACTGATTCGACAACATATGTTGTTGCGGCTTGGAACTTTATTGTTTCTATGCAGGCAAACAATGACTTTCAACTAATGTGGGCTGCGGAAGAAGGTTCAAATACAATATCAATTACAGCGTTTTCTGCTACTGCGTTTTGTCCTGCTACCCCTAGCGTTATTTTATCTGTAACAGAAGCATCATTATAAATAGACCTGAGTAAATACTCAGATAATCCGTCAGTAGATACTGACAAACGGAGATAGGCAAATGCCAAATAGATTTCAAATAAAACGAACTACTACCTCTGGCTTACTACCAAACGTAAGCAACGTAGCTAACACCTCGTACATCGCCGCAGGTGAATTAGCAATCAATCTTACCGACAGGAAACTATTGTCTTCCAATGGCTCAGCGACATTTGAAATTGGCGCGAACCTTGCAAGTATGGTTGTCGGAACTGGCTTTACTTTAACAAGCGGTAATGCAAACTTTGATAGCGGTGTTCTATTTGTTGATGGTACAAACAACCGAGTTGGCATTGGTAACACAACTCCTGGTCACGCTTTATCAGTAACAGGCACAACTAACTTAGGTGGTGTAGTAACAGCTACTGCAAATGTTATACTTGGTACAACTACTATATCTGCTAACGGTAGTGTTGGTACTGCTGGCCAAATTCTAACTTCTGGTGAGTCTGGTAATGTTTACTGGTCTACTGGTGGAGGTGGATCTCCTGGTGGTGCTAATACACAAATACAGTTTAATGATAGTGGTTCGTTTGGTGGTGATGCAGGTCTGACTTATAACAAAACAACTGATGCACTAACAGTTGCTGGTGCACTTACTGTTAATGGCGCAGTCACTGTTCCAAATACTGCTGCTCTTGGTAACACGACTATAACTGGATTTGTAAACGCAACTTCTTCTGTTAATGCAGCATCATTTACAATAGATACTACAGTTGTTGCTAACAGCACCGCTGTTTATGCTACCAGATTAAATTCTAAAACAGAAGGCAACTTAAACGTAAACAATGCAGTTACATCTGGCGCTGTTACTGTTACCGATACTAGAGCAGCTCAAACCACACCAGAAACTTTAGCTTTACCACTTGTTGATTTTGATTTTAAACAAAATACAACAGAAGGATTATCTGATGGTGGAACTTATTTTGGTGAGATGACATTTAGACCATATGGAACTACTACCGACTGGTCAGGCGGTCCATCTCATCAGTTGGGTTTTACTTCTAATAATAATGTTTATCATAGAAGCGGAACCAACACAACATGGGGAACTTGGGCTAGACTGTATAAAGAAGGAACTGTTCTTGCTGCTGGCAACACGACTATAACTGGTTTCGCTAACGTAACAACAACAGCAACAGTCGGAACTGGCTTTACTTTAACCAGTGGTAATGCAAACTTTGACAGTGGTGTATTGTTTGTTGATGGAACAAACAACCGTGTTGGTGTGGGCAACACAACTCCTGGCCACGCTTTATCAGTAACAGGTACAACTAATTTAGGTGGTGCGGTTACAGGTATTACAACTCTAGCTGCTGGCAACACGACTATAACTGGATTTGCTAACGTAACAACAACAGCAACAGTCGGAACTGGCTTTACTTTAACCAGTGGTAATGCAAACTTTGACAGCGGTGTTTTGTTTGTTGATGGAACAAACAACCGTGTTGGTATTGGTACTGCTTCGCCAGTAGTTAGATTAGATGTTTCAGGTGGCGAAGTTCGAATAGCAAATGATATAGGCTCAACATTTGGCGGTCAATTTAAATTAGTCAATAGTGCTTCTGGCGCAACAAACACTGATAAAAGTTTCCGCGTTGGTCCAACCGGAACTTTGGAAATAATCAACAGCGCGTATAACGCTGTGCCTTTTACATTTACAGATTCGGGAGTATTCCAAGCATCAAGCGATATTCGTGCTCCAATCTTCTACGATAGCGCAAATACATCTTTTTACCTAGATCCAGGATCTACATCTAACTTAAATGGACTTACAGTTGCGTCTACGATAACTGGCTCGATTACTGGAAACGCAGGAACTGCGACCACTTTACAAACTGCTAGAACCATTAACGGTGTATCGTTTAACGGTTCTGCTAATATTACAATTACTGCAAATACTACTAATACCTTAACAAGAGGTACATATCTAACTGGTGATAATTTCAATGGATCAGCGGCTACTACTTGGGCTGTTGATGCCACAACTACTGCGACTGCAAGCAAAATTGTTGCTCGTAACAGCAGTGGCGATGACTTTAGACGCTATGGATTTGCCGAATACTTTAACATGAGCCACGCAGCAAGCGGTGCAACAACTGACACTGTCTTTTATTCGTCTGGTGATGACTATATCAGAAAAAATAATGCTACTGGCTTTAGAGCATCATTAAACGTACCAACACGTACAGGTGGTGATGCTTCTGGCACTTGGGGAATCAGCGTAACTGGTAATGCAGGCACGGTCACTAATGGTGTCTATACCACAGGCGACCAAACCATCGGTGGGACTAAGACATTTAGTACCGAGTTAAGAGTTCCTTCTTTCGCAGGAACTAACAGCTTTATTAGTGGCACAGGCGACAGCGCATCTCTATCTACATACAACTTTGCGTTGAGTGGATGGAATGGAATGGCGTTTTATAACCCTACTGTTGGAGGGGCTTTTCCAAATGCAACGTCTGGATTTATAGATTTTCGTAATGGCATTTTGTCTATGCGCGGCGATTTACGCGCTCCCATATTCTACGACAGTGATAATACTGGTTACTATATTGATGGTAATTCTACATCCATTTTATACAATTTAAGATGTACTTCTGGATTTGATTTAACTACTAACGATGTTTATGCTAGTATGCGCGTTGTAAGAAATGCTCTTACTTCAGGAGGTACCGCAGATGGTATGTATATTGGCTATCAAAATGGTAACAGTGGTCTCACAAGAATATATGGCGGTGGCGCTACTGGCGGCGAACTAGTTAAACATTCTGACCACACTTCAGAAGTAAACTCGTTTCGCGCTCCGATATTCTACGATAGCGACAATACTGCATACTTCTTAAATGCTGCTAGTTCCTCTACTATAAATGAAATAAGCATGGTTGGTCTTTTGACTGGTAAAACATCTGCTGCAACTGATGTAAACACAGCAAATGATACTGGTTCGTTCTCTGCAAGAGGTAATACTTCTACTGTTGCTTCTATGTCGTTCCATCGTACTAGCGCATACGCTATAAACATGGGGCTTGGCACAGACAATGTGTTCCGTATCGGTGGATGGTCGGCTTCAAACAACGCCTTCCAGATGGACGGCTCTGGCAACCTGACAATGCTGAACAATGTCACGGCATATTCTGACGCCAGACTGAAAACAGACATTGTTAAGATTGAAAACGCTTTAGATAAGGTACAGCAACTTAACGGATACACATACACCAGAACTGATACAGGTTCTAGACAAGCTGGTGTTATTGCGCAAGAAGTTATGAAAGTTCTTCCCGAAGTTGTCATGGGAAGCGAAGAAACAAACTACAGTGTTGCGTATGGTAATATGGTAGGATTGTTAATTGAAGCAATTAAAGAACAACAAGCTCAGATCGATAAATTAACAAATCTAGTCGATAAATTACTAACTAAATAATTAGTAAACAAATTAGGAGATACAAATGTCACTTACATATACATGGAAAATTACAGGCTTAAAGAAGCGCAATGATCCTTCAGTTGAACTGGATGATATCATTGTTCAAACTTACTGGGAATGCAAAGGCACAGACGCAAATGGCAACTCAGGAGCATTTAACGGAGCAACTCCATTTGAACCTGATCAAGTCGATCCAGAAAACTTTACTAGTTATGAAACCCTAACCGAAGCGCAAGTTATCGGTTGGATCCAAGATGTTGTCAATAACAATCCTGGATATAAAGCACATATCGACGAACAGATTCAAAAGCAAATTAACGCGGTAATTGTTCCAATCGTTGATATTTCTGTAGAAAACATGCCTTGGGCAGAACTAGTAACAACAGAAGAGCCAGCTAACCCTAGCGTTTAATATTATTAATACATAGTTAAGGAAAACATTATGACTAACCCCGAACTCGACTCCAAATTGGTTGAAAATCAACAGCAACAACAAATTCCAAACGTGACCATTGAAGTGAATGTAAATGAACTCAATGTTATTATGGGCGGTTTACAAGAACTCCCACATCGCGTTGTAGATCCTATTCTTCGTAAGATAATGGAACAAGCGCAAGCTCAATTACAGAGATAATAATGCCATTACAGTTATCAGGCACAATCACTCTTGCTCAAATTCAAACTGAATTCGGAGGATCTAATCCGATCAGCTTGAGTGAGTATTACCGTGGTGGTGGATTGGTGCCAAATACGGCAGCTAACGCTAACATTCCTACGTCAGGAATTATTAGACTTTCAAATTTTTATGGAGGGTCTAATACAGTATCAGTCACTACTGTTTACCAAACTTCGCGCGGTACAAATACGTCTAGATCTACTACGACTGCTTATAGCACATTTTATCTTACAACATTCTTGGATGGTAAGCAATCAATTTCTGAAGAAACAAGTAGAGGCACATCTAGATCTACAACAACTGCTTATGATACAACAACCAGCTTCGATACCTCTAGAAGCACGTAATAAATATAACATGAAAGGAGATTATTATGAATATACAAACTGATGAAAATGGCGCTCCAGTGAACGTCGAGATGGTAAACCGCAAACTTGAATCTTTCGTAGAAGTGGTTTTACAAAAAATGATTGATGTTGAAAAAGAAATTAAATCATTGAAAAAACGAGTGAAAGATTTAGAAAAATAATCAAGGAATTTTGTGATGGAAGAAACAAAACCAAAACCCAAAAAGAAATCGTTTATGTACATGTCGTCGAACGAATGGCTCGGCGACTCAGTTACACATTTTATGAAAACTGGAAATGCGCTTCGTTCTGACGAAAATGACGACCTAGCAAACATCTCTAATCTAATTCCTAAGAGCGTAAATGGTGTAAAGGTTGAATACGACATTTCATACGAATCACCAAAAGATCGTATTCATGGCTACAAGTACACAGATTTGCTGACTAAAGTCGTAATGCTTTCACCATGTAATTCAACAATAGCAGTTCAGAATTTGATTGAACAGATTAAGAAAGGACCAACCGAAGAAGGCTTGGCTGTTCTTAATAAAATAAAAGCCAATCTAACTGACAAATATCTGCTCGACGAAGAAAGCGACTTACCTGTAAAAGAACTTGTAATTCTTCCAGGAACCAATCTACTAACCAAAGAGGGTGGTTGGTGTGATATGGAAAAGATTGACCAGCTTGTTAAAGATGGCGCGTATGTTAAGCTACATCCAATCACTGCTAAGGTTTGGCAGACTATGCTTGCTAAACGCTGGGGTGATAAGTGCGTTAATAACGATGTGGCTTTGTATCCGCTTTTAAAGAAATGCGACAAAGCATATTTCTGTATGAGTTCTGAAACTGGATTATCAGCTACTATTTTAGGAAAGAAACTTGGACTCATCGATCTAAAAGAACGCAAAGGTCGCGGAACTTTTGAGAATGTGTACAATGCGCTAGATCGTTGTGGTGTTAAGGATACTCTATACAATAAACTGGCTGCTCTGTTCTCTCATCCAGAATCAGGTTTTGTTTGCGTATATCACGACAATTATCAGGAGCGTGTTGATACGTATTTTACTCACATGAAAGAAAAGTATAAACACAAAGAATGAAAACTTTAGTTATTATAGCAACTCACCACGGGTCGTTTCTTACAATTAAATCGGCATTGAAAAACTCTTCGCATGATAAACTCATCGTTATCGTGCCAAAATCACAAGTTGACAAGTACCATAAAATGTACGAAGACAATGTTCATAAGAATGCAGAATTTGAAGTATTCAAAAATTATGATAGAACAATTACTCAGTTCTGTGGAACTGAGGTGTTTGTCGTAGACGATTGGGATCCAGCAAACTCCGTAAGTTCTACCGTTGAGACACTTATGGCGTTAGAAAGTAAAGGACTACACGTGGTCGTTGGCGCTGGTTTGTTAATTCTAAAAGATCCTTTTAGCAAATCATTAACAGAATTGATGGATTCTAATCGATTGGCTATTAGCAAACCGCGTGTGTATGGCGATAACAAACGACTTAACATGTACCATATGATCGGGTTGTCTAAAGAAGATTTAAGTTATGATGCAAACGTGTTTGCTCTAAACATGGATCTGTTTGAAGAAATTACCGTTTCCGACGGCAGGTTAATTCAAGAAGCCATTTCTAACAAAAAGTTTGTAAAATTGCCAAGAGAATACAATATGAAACACGACGCGTTGATTGGGACAGCGATCTCTGCGCGCGAAACAGTAATGCATGGCACTAGGGCTAGTAAGTCTTCTATTGTAAACTTTTGGATGCCAGTTATTAAGAAATATGAAGATTTGTACCCAGAGGAAACTTTTGGGTATCTATTTGACGTTTATCTAGACTATGCAGAACAAGTCGAGGACTATCTACCAGCTTCGACTTATAATAGAATAAAACAAAATGGCGAAGCTACTAAATACTGGATAAAGGATATTCGAGATAATATCCTCGGATAACACGGAGAACCACAATGGCTGTTCCAGCAACTAGAGCTCAATTCAAAGAATATTGCCTTCGTAAGCTAGGCAAGCCAGTTATTGAAATTAACGTTGACGACGACCAAGTCGAAGATCGTATTGATGAATCAATTCGCTATTTTTGGGATTACCACTTTGATGGTTCACACAGAACTTACTACAAGCATATCGTAACACAAACTGATATAGATAACAAATACATTACGATGCCCGAGAATATCATCGGCGCGATCAATATTTTTGATATCGGCGATGCAGTAAATACGAACAACCTTTTTAATATTCGTTATCAGATTGCCCTTAACGATCTGTATACTTTAACCTCGCAGTCCATGGTTCCGTACTTCATGGCTATGCAACATATTCAGTTCCTAGAAGAATTATTGGTCGGTAAACAACCTATTCGCTACGAACGCCATCGCGATCGTTTGCACGTTGATATGGATTGGGAAAAAGTAAGTATTGGAAATTATATCATCGTAGAAGCATACGAAGTAGTTGATCCAGATGTATGGACTGATGCTTGGGGTGATCGCTGGTTGCAGAATTACTGCACCGCAAAAATTAAATATCAGTGGGGTTCAAACCTAACCAAGTTTACTGGTCTAAACCTTCCTGGTGGCGTGCAGTTTAACGGTGAGAAAATTCTAGACGATGCTGCAGCCGAACTTGCCAAGATGGAAGAAGAAATGCTAAACAGCTATTCGCTTCCAAATATGGATATGATTGGCTAATGGCAACCAATTTTTTCTTTAACAACTTCGGAAACTCGATGGAGCAAGGTCTTATCGAGGACCTAGTTGTGGAATCAATTAAGATCTATGGTATCGATTTGTATTATCTACCAAAGAGAACTGTCGCTAGAGATACAGTATTCCGCGAAGAAGAATTGGTGACTTTTAATACAGCTCATCCTGTTGAGATGTATATTAAGAACGTTGATGGCTTCGAGGGCGAGGGCGACTTTATGTCGAAGTTCGGTCTTGAGATCCGCGATCGAATTACATTTACTGTTTCTCGTCGTAGTTTTGCCAGCGAAATTCTTACACAAGAATCGAACATGGTGCGCCCATTAGAGGGCGACCTAATCTGGTTCCCACTAACTCGTAAGATGTATACGATTAAGTTTGTTGAGCACGAAGCTATATTCTATCAGCTTGGTTCGCTACAAACATTCGATATGACTTGCGAATTATTTGAATACAACAACGAAACATTTGATACTGGTATTCCAGATATCGATCAAGTTTATGCTGAACTCGATGTTGATATCAATACAGCGATTGCATCATCAGTAACACTAACAGATATTCAAGCACAGAACGAAGAATTTGAAACAGACGGACAGTCAGGAATTCTGGACTTTAGCGAGATGGATCCATTCTCAGAAGGAAATGATTACTAATGTTTGGTCACGAGTTTTACCACGAGCATTTACGCAGATACATCGTTGTGTTTGGAACGATGTTTAACAACATCGTTGTCTCAAGAAAGACAACCGCTGGCGTAGTTGACAAGCGAATCAAAGTTCCTATCTCGTACTCACCACGCGATAAGCTATTAGCGCGTATTGAAACAGATCCTAATCTAAGAAAGCCAGATGCGGTTTCTTTACCACGTATGGGTTTCGAAATGACTTCCATGACGTATGCTGGTGAGCGCAAATTAAGCACAATTAAGAAGTTTACTGCAGCTGGAACTAATGGAAACAACCGTACAATTATGTACGCGCCAGTTCCATACGACGTAAACTTTCAATTAAGCATCATGGTAAAGAACGCGGAGGATGGTACTCAAATACTTGAGCAGATCCTTCCATTCTTTACTCCAGAATGGACTAATACCGTTCAGCTAATAGACGACATGGATATTAAGTTAGATATTCCTCTTGTATTAGTTTCTGTTTCTTCAGACGACACATACGACGGTGATTTTGAAACTCGGCGCGCATTAATCTGGACTTTAGATTTTACTATGAAGTGTTACTTCTTTGGTCCAACAAAAACCAAAAAACTAATTAAGTTGGCAAATGTCAATTTCTTTATCGACGGATTTGATACAGCTATTGGTTCTTCGAATACTGTTTTAGAACGAGTGACAATACAACCAGGATTAGCACCAACAGCTAACTTGGCTGGAACTATTTCTTCCTCTGGTAATTTAGTTACAGGTTCAGCAACTTCATTTACTACAACTATGGCAGTTGGTAATTATGTAATTGCCGTGTCCCCCACCGCTGCTGATCAATTTAAGCGCGTTACATCGATTGCCAATAATACATCCATGAGAGTTGAGTCAGCATTTAGCGCAAGTTTGGTGGCAAGCAACTACCAGTCGACATATAATGGAACTGGTACAGCTAATTCTCAATTAACTGTTGACAAAGACTACATTTTGGTCACCGATGACTGGGATTATATCGTAACGATAGAAGACGTATAAAATATGAACAGTATTATGGATAACTTGACCAAAGCATTAGAAATGAATCCTCTTGTGGTTGAAGAACAAAAAGAAGAACAGCTTCCTGCGGTCGTCGAAGAAACAAACGATGCCGAGCAGGACTTTGAGCTTGCGCGCAAAAATCTACAAGAACTCGCTAAGAAAGGAAACAAGGCTCTTGATGAGTTGATTATGCTTGCTAAGAATAGCGAGCACCCTCGTGCGTACGAAGTGGTTGCCACGCTAATTAAAACACTAGCTGATACCAACAAAGACTTGCTTGAAACACGCAAGAAAAAAATTGATATCGATAAGGCTCGTGGTGTCCAACCCGAAGGCTCGCCTAAAACAGTTAACAATAATCTATTCGTCGGATCAACAGCTGAGTTACAAAAGTTTCTAAAAGAACGCGCCAAGAATCTGGAGTCAGATGAATGAGCGCAGTGATGCAAGAAGAAGATTATGATTTTGAGATTGAACATAATGGTGTAAACGGAAATCCGCTTCTAAAGCCAGTCGGTATGCAAATCGAGTGGCAACCATGGCAAATCGAAGAATACCTAAAGTGTAAAGAAGATCCGATTTATTTCTGTGAGAAATATGTAAAGATTATCTCTCTTGACGAGGGTGTAATCAACTTTAAGATGTTCGACTTTCAGAAGCGGTTTGTTAAGGCTGCTAAAGAAAATCGCTTTACTATTGTTCGTTGCGGTCGCCAGATGGGTAAAACTACCACCGCGACTGGCTTATTGTTACACGAAGGCTTGTTTGCTGACAACCCATCCTATATCGCTATCCTCGCTAACAAAATGGATACGGCTCAGGAAATTCTTGACCGTATTCAAATGGCATACGAAAACCTGCCATTGTGGATGCAACAAGGTGTTGTAGCTTGGAACAAACGAAGCTTCGCACTAGAAAATGGTGCCAAGTTTATCTGTGCGCCTACATCAAGTTCTGCTATTCGTGGTAAGTCTATCTCGGTCCTGTACCTCGACGAATTTGCTCACATTCCGCCACACATTCAGCTAAAGTTCTTCACCGCTACATATCCAGTTATTTCGTCTGGTAAGCAAACCAAGATTATCATTACATCCACACCAAATGGTATGGAACTGTATTACAAGCTGTGGACTGACGCTGTCAAGAAACGTAACAGCTATACAGCGGTTGACGTTCACTGGTCTGAATATCCTGGTCGTGATGAGAAGTGGAAAGAAGAAACAATTAACAATACTTCACCTGAGCAATTCCGTCAGGAATACGAAGTAGAGTTCCTTGGTTCTAGTAATACGCTACTATCGGCTGAGTGCTTGCAACGACTAACCTATGAAGATCCTATTTCTACTCATGGTTCTACTAGAATCTATGCGATGCCAGATCCGGAACACCGTTATGTAATGACGGCTGACGTGGCGCGTGGTGTCGGCGGTGACTACTCTACATTCGTCGTTGTTGATGTTACCGAATTTCCATATAGAGTGGCTGCGGTCTATCGAGATAACAACGTAGAACCACAGATGTTCCCGCACTTTATTAATGAATCCCATAAGTTCTATAACTTTTGTCCCATTTTAGTTGAAACTAACGACATTGGCCAGCAGATAGCCGAAATGTTAATTTCAGATTTTGAGTGCGAGGGTGTACTGAGAATCACTCAAACTGGTCGTAAGGGTCAGGTTCTGGGTGGTGGATTTCACAAACAATCAAGAGTTGGTCTAAAGACAACTCAGCCTACAAAGCGAGTCGGTTGTTTGAACATGAAGGCTTTGATCGAGAACAATAAATTGATAATCAACGATTACGATTTGTTGAGTGAACTCTCTACTTTTATAAGTAAAGGGACGTCTTACGAAGCCGAGTATGGTAAACATGACGATCTTGTTATGTGTTTGGTATTATTTGCTTGGATGAC